TTCGCCAGCTTGTCGTAATGGACATGGCGTTTAATATGGGGGTTCCACGTCTCTGTAAGTTTAAAAAAATGTGGGCGGCAATTCATGAAGGTGACTTTGCCACTGCATCCGTAGAGATGCTTGATAGCAGGTGGGCGAAACAAGTAAAGGGACGCGCCATCAAGCTTTCAGAAGCTATGAAATCAGGGGAACTATAATGTCAGATAAAAAATCAAAGCGTAGTCCGAGAGTTCAAGAACATCTTGATTCTCGCATGGGAACAAAATTTAAGGTGGATGATGATACATCACGCCCCAAAAACCTTAGTAGCCTTGTTGATGAACTATATCATAAACACTCTTTAACGCAAAGGGGTGGCAGATTTGCTGACATGGTAGACCCAAAACCTTCCATGAAAGAAAAAATTACAATTCTTTTAAAAGGTCCGATGGGGAAATTAAAAGAAGATGTATCTCCTGAATTGCTTGCACGTCTTCGTCGGGAAGCCAGCGACACAAAAGTCAGTGATGCCCTTAAAAAGAATAAGGGCGGAACTAATGTTAAAATTAAAGAGATACCTTCGGGTCTTATGCAACAGTACCGTGAAAACTTTTATGATAAAGGTCGAGATGACACCATGTCTCTGACTCAATATGTACAAAGCGGTCGTGCAGCACGAGATTTGAAAGCTGGCGGAAAGAAAAAAGGCGGGATGAAATCCGGTAAAAAACATATCATGGATATGCCCACCAATGTTCCCCGACTACGGGCAGGAGCCGTACTAGGCGATTTGAACAAAGATGGCAAGATGTCTGGCTATGAAAAAGTTCGTCAAGCCGCTATCCAAAAGAATATGGATGCCCGAAAGAAGAAGTGACGTGCATCCAGTTGAAGCATCTATTCGTAGGTGGTCCAATGACTTTCTTGAAGTGCCTAATGTAAAGTTAAATGGTTTGCCTCCTTGTCCCTACGCACAAAAAGCGTGGGCAGATAACAAAGTAGTATTTAGCATTAATACTGGCCTAGAGGGGCTAGCGAATTCAGTAAAAGAATTTGACCAGCATGATTACGATATCGTTGTATGGGCAAATGAAGAACTACCTGATATTGAATACATTGATGGTTGGTGCGATGGAATGAATGAGGCCCTTTCCATTGCTGGAATGGATATGCACCTTATGGTGTTCCATCCCGATTATGACGCCGTAGATGCGGGGTTAGATTTCCTCATTGAAGATGAACAAGATGATTTAGAATACTGTATGGTATTCGTTCAGCGGCTATCTCTTCTTGATGATGCTGCAGTTAGTTTGGAAAAATCAGGGTACTACCAACACTTTCCAGATGATGTATTTGAGAGCCTAGTGCTTGAAAGAAGGAATCTTAGACATGGTAATGAAAAAAGCAACTAAAGCCCGTGGCGGCAAGACTAAAGTAGCAGCAAAACGTATGCGTGGCGGTATGGCCACTAAAAAAATGCGCGGCGGCGGCGCTATGAAGATGGCATCTAAGCGTATGCGCGGCGGCATGTCAAAGAAAAAATAATGGCGGCTAAAAAGAAAAAAAGTAAAAAGCCGGTGCCCACCAAACCAGCTCTTTGGTCAAAGGCCAAATCTGAGGCTAAGCGCAAATTTAAAGTGTACCCATCAGCTTACGCAAATGCCTACGCATCAAAGCGCTATAAAGCAATGGGCGGCAGCTGGCGATAATGAAACATGTTTTTCTCCTGTTTGTATTTTTGGGTACGGGGGAAAATCAAAAGATGGTTAGCAACGATATGTATTTTGCCAACCTGAATGATTGTGTTTGGTTTGCACAAACACTACACAAACAAGGGGAGAAGATAACCTCCTATTGCTTACCCAAGCTTATAGATAAAGATGTAAAGGTGTACTGATGGACCCCATTAGCGCAATGGCGACAGCATCGGCGGCTTTCGGTGCAATCAAAAAAGGTTTTGCTGTAGGCCGTGACATCGAACAGATGGCTGGGGATTTGTCGCGTTGGATGGGCGCCATGTCTGACCTAGAACAGGCAGAAAAAGAGGCAAAGAACCCACCCATATTTAAAAAGCTATTTGCTGGGCAAACTGTAGAACAAGAAGCAATAGCTGCATTTGCTAACAAAGAGAAGGCAAAACAACAGCGTTACGAATTACAGCAGTGGATTTCCCTAACTATGGGCAAGTCTAAGTGGGACTCCCTCGTAGCAATGGAAGGCCAGATTCGTAAGCAGCGTAAAGAAACACTTTACAAACAGCGCGAACGTAGACAGAAGTTTGTAGAGATTGTAGCGTGGATAGTCATGGTTGGTATCGGCATTACAGCTCTTTACTTTTTCATTACTTTTCTTAAAACGCAGGTAGCACACGCAGCAGACCCAGACTATGTAACTTGCCGATTGAAGGGCTGCACGAATGTAGAGGACCAGCGTGTGTGCGTTTATCATGGAGTAAACAATACTGTAGATACTTTGTTTTTTCGTATGGACGAGTGGTTCCCCCGTGAATTTCAGTGTAAGTATGACCCTAACGATACCAAACCACCAAGCATACAAGAAACATTTAAACAGATAAGAAAGTCGCAGAAAAAATAATGGCTTATCAGGGAGGATTGCGTAAATGGTTCAAAGAGGATTGGCGAGACGTATCCACAGGAAAAAAGTGTGGGCGTAAATCATCTTCGAAGTCAAAGAGAAAGTATCCAGCGTGTCGCCCGAAGGCGGTCGCAGATAGGATGTCTAAAGGACAAAAAGCTACAGCCACCCGTAAGAAACGGAAAGCCGGAAATACAGGAGGAAAGCCTACCTCTATTCGATGGTCCGTTTCACCCTCTGGACGTAAACAAAAGGCCAAACGGAAAAAGTCAAAAGCATGACGCGTAAACGTAACTACAAAAAAGAATACGCTAGCTACCATAGCAAGCCGAAACAAATTAAACGTCGTGCTTCCCGTAACGCCGCTCGTGCCATTATGGCTAAAAGGGGCAAAGTAACTAAGGGGGACGGCAAAGACGTACACCATACTACTGGTAATCCTATGAACAATAAGAAGCTATCTGTTAAGTCTCGTAGTAGGAACCGGTCTTTTGCCCGTACCAAAACAGGAAGAAAGAGAAATCCTCGTGCCTAAACAACTTACAGAATTGCAATCTAATTTTCTAGACGCTTTATTTGGTGAGGCCAAAGGCAACTACACCAAAGCATTGAAGGTGGCTGGGTACTCGACAAACACAAACCCCTATGCTATAATGCAAGCTCTTCGCACAGAAATTATTGAACGTGCGGAGATGGAAATGGCTGCTAACGCTCCCAAGGCTGTGTTGTCTATGGTGGGCGTTATTGATGACCCTACAGCTGTTGGTAATAGAGAACGCCTCGCTGCATCACAGCAAATTCTTGATAGGGTGGGGCTTTCCAAAGTGGAAAAGCTTAACGTTTCTTCGGATAAGCCAATAGGCGTATTTATCTTACCTGCAAAGAATGATGACGATAGCACAGAAACTGAATCCGACTGACAGATACGATAGGGCCAAAGGGCCAACAGTGCCGTGGGGATACAAAAGGGCAGACCATGACCCTCAGCTTTTCGACCCCATAGAAGAGCAGTTAGAAGCCCTACAGCAGGGCATAGAGTACTTAAAGGCATCATCCTACCCTGAAGTTGCCAGATGGCTCACGGAGTACACAGGGCGCCCTATAACGCCTATGGGATTGTGGAAACGTATAAAGACTGACAAATCTGACAGACGGAAATATGTTGAACAAAAACGCCGTGCCGCCAAGGCCCAAGACCAAGGCAACATCAGCACCCAAAACTAAGGAAGAAAAAGAAAAGGCGAAGCTAGCCCGACAAAAACGTTCTGCGCGTATACAAATGAATATGGCACAGAAGAAGTTGAAGAGGTTAGAAGCGCAAGAAAATCCAGAAGCGGAGATGGAGTTTGTTGGCTCCAGTTACACCCCACAAGAACAAGAACCTGAGAAAATTCTGTTTGAGCCTAATCCCGGTCCGCAAACAGAATTTCTGGCCTCATCAGAACGGGAAGTGTTATACGGTGGCGCAGCAGGGGGTGGTAAGTCTTACGCTCTCATTATTGACCCGCTTCGCTACTGTAGCAACAAGAATTTTAATGCGCTAATTCTACGTCGTACAAATGATGAATTGCGCGAACTGATACACAAAAGCCAAGAGTTATACCCTAACGCCTATCCGGGCGCTAAATGGATGGAGAAGAAAAGCCAGTGGACTTTCCCCTCCGGTGCCAGAATATGGATGACATACCTTGAGCAGGACAAAGACGTTCTCCGTTATCAGGGTCAGGCATTTACATATATAGGCATAGATGAATTAACACAGTATGCGACACCTTATGCTTGGGATTATCTACGTTCGCGCCTTAGAACAGCAGACCCGTCATTACCAGTCTTTATGCGGGCAACAACGAACCCAGGCGGCCCTGGACATGCATGGGTCAAGAAAATGTTCATTGACCCCGAAATCCCTGGCAAACCTTTTTGGGCAACGGACATCACCACCGGTGAAACCCTTGTATACCCTAGTCGCCATAGTAAAGCAGGGATACCGCTCTTTAAGCGTCGGTTTGTGCCAGCTAAGTTGCTTGATAACCCATATCTTTACGAAGCAGGTGATTATGAGGCAATGCTGCTCTCACTGCCAGAAGTACAGCGTAGGCAGTTACTAGAGGGTTCTTGGGATATTGCGGAAGGCGCTGCCTTCTCAGAGTTTGACAGGAGATACCATGTTATTGAACCTTATCAAATCCCAAATTCATGGCGCAAATTTAGGGCTTGTGACTACGGTTACTCCTCTGCTTCCGGTGTTCTTTGGTTTGCTGTAGACCCTGCAGACGAGACTTTAATTGTTTACAGAGAACTGTACGTAACAAAAGTTCCTGCAAAAGAACTAGCACATATGGTGCTGGATGAAGAAGAAGGTGAGTCGATTCATTACGGCGTACTTGACTCATCCCTCTGGCATAAACGCGGAGATACTGGGCCGTCACTAGCAGAGCAAATGATTGTTGAAGGATGCAGGTGGCGTCCCTCCGACAGAAGCCGCGGTAGTCGTGTAGCAGGTAAGAACGAGTTGCATAGGCGCCTACAGATTGACGAGGATACTGGGCGTGCAGGAATAGAAATAATGAGCAACTGTACAAACTTGATTGCTCAGTTGCCCACTCTTCCGATGGATAAAACTAATCCAGAGGATGTAAATACTAAAGTAGAAGACCACCTATATGACGCCCTCAGATACGGTATCATGACACGCCCTCAGTCGCGTTCCATTTTTGATTTTCCTAACGGAATACCTACCCATAAGTGGCGACCCGCTGATACAACCTTTGGATATTAAATATGGCTGAAGAAGAACACATTGAAGCGTTTGTATTTGAACCTAAGTCTGGTTCAGAACAACTAGCAGAGTATGTACGCACAAAATTTGAAAATGTTGAATCCAGCCGACAAGAAGAAGAAGAGCGGTGGTTGGATTCATATCGCCAGTATCGGGGATTGTACAGCGTAGATACGCAGTTTACTTCTACAGAAAAATCAAAAGTATTCATTAAGATTACAAAAACTAAAGTCTTGGCGGCATATGGACAGATTATTGATGTCTTGTTCGCCGGACAGCGATTTCCGCTGGGGGTAGATTCTACCCGCGTTCCTGAGGGAGTAGAAGATGCTGTCCATTTTGACCCTAAAGATAATACAAACGCTATGGAAGCGTTGCAAGACAAGTACGGTTTTGCGGGGGATGGTGCAGAACTTCCGCCGGGTGCTACGAATCAAACGTTAGAAGATTTGAATCTTGGAGTGCTTACAGACGAGCTGGGCGAAATCCAAGACGACATTCGCCTCGGACCCGGTAAGACAGCATCTTCGCAAACTTACCATCCTGCAGAAGATGCTGCGACTCGCATGGAAAAGAAAATTCTTGACCAGCTTGAGGAGTCTAGCGCATCTAAACATCTGCGACACACGGCATTTGAGATGGCTCTTTTCGGAACTGGTATTCTGAAAGGGCCGTTTGCATATGATAAAGAATATCCAAACTGGGACGAAGAAGGCAATTATGACCCAGTTCTCAAAACCGTCCCTAAGGTAGAGAATGTTTCCATATGGAACATGTATCCTGACTCGGACGCAAAGAACATGGATGAGTGCGAGTACGTTATCCAACGTCATCGTCTGAGCCATTCAGAACTTCGTAATCTTAAGAAACGTCCATACTTCCGGCATGATGCTATTGATAATGCTATTGGCATGGGCACGAACTATGTCCGTAAATGGTGGGAGACAGACCTAGAAGATTACCGTAATAGCTACGATGTCGAACGGTTTGAGATTCTAGAATTCTGGGGCAATATTGATAAGGACTCTGCGGAAGAAGCAGGACTTGAGGTTCCTAGAGAACTCGATGATTTGGACACTCTGCAAGTAAACTGCTGGGTATGCCATGACCAGCTTCTGCGTCTGGTCATCAATCCATTTACACCGAAGCGTATTCCATACTTTGCCGCACCATACGAACTGAATCCATACTCGTTCTTTGGTGTTGGACTTGCTGAAAACATGACGGATACCCAACAGCTTATGAACGGCTTCATGCGTATGGCTGTTGATAACGCTGTACTGTCGGGTAATCTTATCTTTGAGATTGACGAAACTAACCTTGTTCCGGGACAGGACTTAGAACTGTATCCGGGCAAAGTGTTCCGTCGTCAGGGTGGGGCACCGGGTCAAGCACTGTTCGGCACTAAGTACCCCAACGTATCTTCAGAAAATATGATGATGTTTGATAAGGCACGACAGCTTGCTGACGATGCTACCGGCATTCCATCATACTCACATGGACAAACAGGCGTACAGGGCACGGGCCGAACTGCGGCAGGTATTTCTATGCTAATGGGCGCTGCCCAAATCAGTGTTAAGGGCGTGGTAAAGAATATTGATGATTACCTACTACAGCCATTGGGAGAAGCGTTCTATGCATTTAATATGCAGTTTAACTTTGACCCGTCTGTACGTGGTGACTTGGAAGTCAAGGCACGCGGTACTGAAAGCTTGATGAAGAACGAGGTACGGAGTCAGCGACTTCTGCAACTGTTGCAGATTGCTGGCAATCCTAACGTTGCGTCGTTTGTTAAGTTTCCTGTTGTGCTACGCGAACTCGCGCAAGCTATGGATTTAGATGCAGAGAAGCTAATCAATGATGAACGAGAAGCCTTCCGTCAAGCAGAAATAATTAGAGCGGCTGGCGGTGCTGGCCCAGAAGAAGGTGCGCAGGGTGTCAATCCTATGGATATGTCTGGCGGCGGCGGTGGTAACATTGGCGTCGGTGGTGCGGCAGTTCCGGGTGAACCGGGCTTTAGCGCAGCTGGTCAACAGCCCCCACAACCTGAGGGTGGCGGAGACGTAGGTGCTCAGTTAGCCAGCATCATGGGCGGACTTAAATGATACGAGAAATAGCTAAGAAACTAATGCCGTTGGTCGGTGTTAAACGCAATGTCGATGCGCTAAATGCGTACGTAGAATATCGTACACATGAGATGCACAAAGTATTGGAACAGGCCGAGGATACAAAAACCATGTTTATGGCGCAGGGGGCCATCCATGAGTTGCGTAGAATTAATACACTACGTGAAGAAGCACAGGCCAAAGGGGAATAACAATGGCACGAAAAATAATGATGGCACAAGAAGGTAAAGCACCGCTTCCAATGCAGGAAGCGACATCCGCACCACAAGGTGGCGGACCAAAGGCGGCCAACCCCGCAGCCATGATTCAAGGCTTGGCGGCACCATCTGGCCCCGCTCCGCGACCCGGTGCTGTAGACCCACGGGATGAAGCAGTAAAAGAAGTGTCAGCTAAAATGCAAGCTAAGAAAGCTCCCCCACCTGCACCTCCTGCTCCTATGGCACCATCCCAAGGCGGAATCGCGGGTGCGTTGATGCAACCCCCGCCAGCACCCGCACCAGCATTGAATCCTATGATGCAACCTGCAGCCGCTGCTATGGCACCTCCCCCTATGCCACAAGTCCCCGCGATGGCAAAAGGCGGTATGCCTGAAGATGCTGAAGGTAAAGGGCTAGCTGTTATGATTGGCCTCGGTGCCCCCTCCTACGAAGAAGCCGCTGAAGGTAACCCTCCTCCCGGTGCTACAAAAGAAGAAGTAGCCGATGACCAACTCGTCCTACTTAGCGAAGGTGAACTCGTTGTTCCTGCTAACGTTGTCCGCTACCACGGTCTTGGTACATATGAAGGTATGCGTCGTGATGCGCTCATGGGCATACAAGAGATGGAAAACAGCGGTCAGATTGAGTACGTTAGCGGCGGCAAAGAAAAGGCTGACCCTGTTGATGATAATGGCGGACTGATTAAGGCACAAGCGGGTACCACGCTCATGGGAGCAAACCCAGGCATAATTGGACCGGGCATAGGGGGACCGTATATGCCTTCAACTCCAACAGCCGCCTCAGAAAAATTTGTTACCACACCGACAACAAGTGGGACGCCCCGTTCCGGCGCTACAACAGATACAACTCCGTTGACTATTTCTAATAAGCCATACACCCCTACCACAGATTTGACGAGTGTGTATGCACCTAATATTGATAAGTACAAGGAGTCAACCGATGACGGGGATGACGGGGATGATGGAGATGATGGAACTACGCCTCCGACAGACCCGTGCCCTCCAGGATATAAGATGAATGCTGCAACAGGAGTCTGCGAACCGATTTCCACTCAGACAGCCGCTCCACAACGCCAAGATGACCCCAGTGACTCGCCTGAACAACCTGCAGGAGCCACAGCAGTTTTCGGCGGTACGTCTCAGAATGGACGTCTTATAGGCGCTACAACATATGACTTCGGTCTTCAATCTAGTGAGCCAGGTGGATTTGGTATTATGGGTGCTCTGCTAGGTGGCAGTGACCAAGTGGTGCTGACCGACCGCAATACTGGACGCAAAGCAGTCATGTCCAGAAGCACCTATGACGCTATGAAAGCTGACCGCACGAATCCTGAAAATACTCAGTTCATCCAACAGCTCATGGATACACAAGCTAAGATTGATGCAGATTATGCTATGGGTAGGCCGGACCAAGGATTCTTTTCTGATATTGGGGGTAATAAGAAAAAAACTTATGAAACGACAACGGCTAAAAGCATGGCTGAAGGACTGGGACTTGATTATACTGGCCAATCCTTAGCGGAGATTATGGTTATCGCTGATGCGCAAAGTCAGACGGGTGACACTACACCGGTTACCACTACTGATGTTGGAAACATAGATTACAGTGATGTGACTCCCGAGGCTGTTGCGCGTGTCGCCAACGATTTCAAATCAAATGTAGGCAATATGTCTATGGACCAACAATTGAAGGCGCTTAATCTAATGACTGAGGGTCGGTCAGGAACTGTTATCGGAGAGGATGGGGAAGTCGTGAACGTTAATCCTGATAACATATATGGAGACCCAGGCGTAAATAGAACCGCAATAAGTGCCCTCCGTGCTGATATACAACGCAGTGTAACTCCTGATGTATTTGCAAAAATGGAAGAAGGTGTTGATGCGGAAGCAGCTGGCTTCGAAAGCGGATTACCGGATGAGCAAGAAAATAGACGACAAGCTATGGCAGATGCACGCGCAAAATTTGAACGTGACCAACAACAGGATGCTGACGATGCTGCCACAGGCAGAGGTAATATTGTCACAGATAGCAGGGGCCGTCCTGTCACAGACAGTAGCGGTCGCCCCGTTACAACTCGTCAAGGCTCAGCAGCACGTAGTACCCCTGAGGGCGATGATGAAATCAATCGTCAAGCAGAGGCTATGCGTAGAGACGCTGACCGTAGAGAACGGGAGGAGACCAGTCGTAAAAATGAAGAAAAGATGCAACAAAAGATTGCATCTGGCGTTGACTTAGAAGCGGCAGCATACGAAAGCGGGTTGCCTGATGATGACAACTCTGGTGGCAAGTCAATTGTCTGCACAGAAATGTATCGTCAAACACAGCTTGATGATTGGGCTAGGACAATGAAGATATGGGATACATATCAGAAAAAGTACTTGACACCACTACACGAAGTAGGGTACCATTGGCTCTTCAAACCATACGTTCGCGGTATGCAGAACAGCGGCATTTTAACTAATGTCGGTGCGTTCTTTGCACAGAAGCGAACACAGCACCTCAGACATATTCTAACAAAGGGCAGGGCTAAGGATAGCTTTGTCGGTAATGTCTGGTGCAAAATTATACATCCTATCGTTTATTTGGTAGGAAAGATGGTTTACAAAAAATAACAATTGTAAACTATAGTCCGGCTACCCATCACCCCGAAAGGCTACTGGTGGCCCCAACAAGGAGACTAACATGGCTGAAGCAGCTGTTAAGCAAGATATTAAAACCGCACCTATGAAATATAAGAACAATCGCCAAGAAACAGAACAAGCTGAATTGCAACGATTGGAAGCGGAACGAGCAGGAATCCTAGACGAACAAGAAGCTGAAGAAAAGGATAAAGCAGAAACTGATGGACTGGCTCCCGAAGAAAAAACATTTAAAAAGCGCTATGGCGACCTTCGCAGACATGCCCAGCAAAAAGAAGAGAATATGCGTGAGAAGATACGTCAGCTTGAGACGCAGCTTTCGACGGCAGCTAGGGAGGCTATCCAACTTCCTAAAACAGATGAAGAGTTATCTGAGTGGTCTAAGCAGTATCCAGATGTTGCAAAGATGGTGGAAACAATTGCCACTAAGAAAGCCCAAGAATTAGACAGTTCTATTGAACAGCGCCTCGCCGCAATTGCAGAACGCGAAGTAGAGGCAAATCGAAAGACTGCTGAAGCTGAACTTATGCAGTATCACCCTGATTTCGATGATATTCGCAATAGTCAGGATTTCCATGATTGGGTTGAGATACAGCCTAGTTGGGTTCAGAAAGCACTTTATGAAAATGAAAATGATGCTCGTGCTGCATCTCGTGCTATTGACCTTTACAAAGTTGATATGAATATCAACGAAAAAAAGGAAAAAGCCCCTACAAGCAATAAAGATGCTGCTAAATCAGTTACGTCCCGTGGGACTAGCGCCGTCGCTGAGACAAAAGAAAAACAGTCAAACCAGTGGCGCGAATCACAGGTAGCAAAAATGAAGGGTGCTGAGTTTAGCAAGCATGAGCAAGAAATTGCAGAAGCTGTGCGAACCGGTAACTTCATATATGATATATCAAGAGGTGAATAAAATACCTCTTCACAATTAGTTTCAATTGTGGTACAATATATATAACTTTACGCGTGGCCCTTGATTTTTTCAAGCAACCCACATTGTGCTCTACACATTAATAGCACTTAGTTTTATTGTAACCTTGGTGTAGCAAGGTATACGATTTTCTCTCCTCTAAACCACCCAGGTGATGATTGGCCCCACGTAGTGGACACCCAAGCTGACTGGCCTTTATGGTGTTCAGGAAATCGGAGTTTAATAGCCTCATTTTAGGAGAATAAGATGGCTTTTCAAACTGCCGCTGGATACGGTAACCTACCGAATGGCAACTTTAGCCCGGTAATTTACTCGCAAAAAGTCCAGCAAGCTTTTCGTAAGTCTTCTGTCGCTGAGTCAATCACGAATTCTGACTATTTCGGTGAGATTGCAAACTATGGTGATACCGTTCGTATCATCAAAGAGCCAGAAATCACCGTTAAAGAATACGCTCGTGGTGCACAAATTACGCCACAAGACTTGGACGATGAAGACTTTTCCCTTGTCGTAGACAAGGCCAACTACTTTGCATTTAAAGTAGATGACATTGAAGAAGCGCATTCACACGTTAACTTCGAATCTCTTGCATCTGACCGCGCCGGCTACCGTCTGCGTGACCAGCATGACCAAGAAGTTCTGGGTTATATGTCTGGCTTCAAACAGTCCAGCCTTAGCTCTGCTGCTGGCACCGCAAACGACACAGTAAGCGGTTCAAAAGCAGTATCTACCGCTGGTAGTGATGAACTTCTGACTAGCATGAAGCTTCGCAAAGACAGCTTCGGCAACATCACCACAGGTTCTGCTGGTGACCACTCAATCCCACTGGCTGCTCGTCTTCCTGGTGCAACTGCCCTTCCAACTGCAACTGCCTCACCTCTGATGGTTATTGCACGTATGGGCCGTCTCCTTGACCAGCAGTTTGTAGATAACGATGGTCGTTGGCTGATTGTAGACCCTGTTTTCATTGAACTGCTCAAGGACGAAGACTCTCGTCTTCTGAATGGCGATTTCGGTGGCTCAGGTCTCCAAGGTGGTCTTGCTGTCGGTCAGCTGCATGGCTTTGATGTATATGTATCCAACAACCTGCCGTCTGTCGGCACGGGCGCGGGTACAACTGGTACAGCTAACCAAAATACCAACTTTGGTGTTATCGTTGCTGGCCATACATCAGCTGTAGCTTCGGCTTCACAAATTACGAAAACTGAGGCATATCGTGACCCAGATTCGTTTGCGGACATCGTTCGCGGAATGCACTTGTACGGCCGTAAGATTCTTCGCCCAGAAGCAATCGTAACTGCCAAGTACAATGCAGCTTAAGGGGAGATTAGACAATGGCAACCTTTGATTTGACTGCTTCCGGCACCACAGGTGTTGGCGCTAACTCAATTGCAGTTCTTCCTTCCCATAAGCACACACATGTGATGCGCAATCTGGAAGCGTACGTTGATGTTGACGAGCTGATTGCTGCAGGAAACACTCTTGCAGACGGCGACATCTTTCAAGCACTTGAAATCCCTGCCGGAACTTTGGTTCTGAACGCAGGTGCAGAAGTGATGAAAGCGTTCAACTCAAGCGTAACTGCAGACATTGACTTCGCAGCTGGTGATGACATCGTTGACGGTGCAGACGTGACCTCTACAGGTTTCTGTGCGGCCGGCACAAATGGTCAAACTAACACAGTCGTAGGTAGTGCAGCCTCCACTTATACACAATTCGTAGCTAGCACAGATACGATTGATGTAAAATTGGCTGGTGCGGCACCTAGCACAGGGCGTATCCGCGTCTATGCAACAGTCATTGACTGTAACGAGCATGGTTCAGATAAGCCTACTGATGTAGACCGCGACCAACTCGCCTAAACATTATAGGGGGCTACTTTAGGGTGGCCCCCTAATTTAAGGATTGAGATGGCTCTAACTTTTCTTACACTTACCAATGAAGTATTGGCTCGTATGAATGAGCCACAACTCACCTCGTCCACTTTCTCTAGTGCACGGGGTATTCAAGTACAGGCACAAAATGCTGTAAATGAAGCCATTCGGTATATTAACCAAAGAGAATTTAGCTACCCTTTCAATCATTCTACTAAGACAGAGACATTAGTTCCTGGCACTGTTCGGTATTCTATTCCTACAGATGCAAAACATGTAGATTATAACACAGTTCGTATTTCAAAAGACGATGCCCTTAGTTCTGCGGGGCGCAAACTACTGAGTTTGACATATAACGAGTACATTAGTAAGTATGTTGACCAAGAAGATGATGTTACATCTACGCTTTTGGATGGAGCTTTAACAGATTCCGCTACTACGATTACTGTAGATAGCACTACGGGTTTTGATTCTTCTGGCACTCTTCATATCGAAAACGAACAAATTACGTACACTGGGACGAGTAGCACGCAGTTTACTGGTTGTACACGGGGCGCAAACTCAACAACTGCCGCGGCACACTCTGATGATACTAGAATAGCACAGTTTTCTTTAGGTGGAATACCACAGTATATCGTAAGAACTTTAGATAATAATTATCTTCTTTACCCATTCCCTGATAAGGCTTACGGTCTTAAATATGATTACTTTACTTTTGGTTCTGACCTTTCCGCGCACAGTGACACCACATCAATCTATGACCGGTTTTCTCCAGTTATTGCGGATGGCGCTACGGCATACACATATCAGTATCGCGGAGAGATTGAGCAATACCAACTTAATTTTGCAAGATTTGAGCAGGGCATCAAAAATATGCAAACGCTGCTTGTCAACAAATATGAGTACGTACGTTCTACGGTAGTGCTAAAACCGGCAAGCATGGCAGGATATTTTAATACTGAAACAGCAACATAATGGCAGATACATCCCGCGTACAACCTATGGCGTTCATATGCGAGGGCGGGTTGATAGCAAACCGTTCTACCTTTATAATGCAACCTGGTCAAGCACTACAGCTTGAGAACTTTGAACCAGATATTGAAGGTGGCTACAAGCGCATACAAGGCTACCAAAAGCACGTAAAACAAATTGTTCCTCACACCTCATCAGCCGATGAAGAACTTCTGATGGTGGTTAACTTCGCTAACAAAATTGTAGCGGCTAGAGGAGAAAAAATATTTAGTGCTGCGACTAATTCACTGGCTTCGGCAATCGCACAAGGAACCGCCATGACAGGTTCCGGCACTATAACTGTAGATTCCACAACGGGATTTAGCTCCAGTGGAACTTTACAGATTGACAGCGAACAATTTACATACACTGGAGTAACCTCAACTACGTTCACCGGTGTAACACGAGCGGCTAATAGCACTTCTGCTGCCGCACATGCAGCAAGTAGCGATGCGTCCCTTACAGTAGTATCTGAGAGTTGGACAGAAAGAGACGCAGGGCGCACAAATGCTACGAAGTATAACTTCGAACGTTTTAATTTTGATGGTAACGAAAAACTAATTGTTGTAGATGGGGTCAATGACCCTACAGTATTTAGTACTTCGATGGCTGCTACCGATGTAACTGCATCCGCAGTAGAAGGGGCCAGCATCGTAGCGGCATACCGAGAACATATGTTCTACGCAGGTATGTCCACCACACCACAAGAACTCGTATTCAGTGTCCCTTTTGATGAAGACAATTTTACAGGTGGGCAAGGTGCTGGAAGCATAAAAGTTGATGATACCATCGTGGGTATTAAAGTATTCCGTGAAAATTTATTTATATTCTGTGAAAATAGAATTTTTAAATTAACGGGAAGCTCCAGTTCAGACTTTTCAATGGCGCCAGTTACTCGTGATATTGGATGCATAAATGGCCATACTATTCAGGAATTTGCTGGTGATATCATCTTTCTTGGCCCTGACGGATTGCGTACTGTCGCTGGTACCGAAAGAATTGGTGACGTGGAATTGGGAACTATAAGTTCCAATGTTCAATCAATATTTGATGAAAATATCATTAGTGCCGCCGCATTTGAATCTGTTGTCATCCCCAATAAAACGCAATACAGATTATTCTTTTCTAAGCAAGGTGGGGCAGAAAGCCGTACAGAAGGCATAACCTGCGTCCTAAAAAGCCAACAAGGTGGTAACAAAGGCTACGAGTTTTCGTCACTAAAAGGTATAAAACCTGCGTGTACGGACACTTTTATAAGAACTGGAGATGTCTTAGTTCTACATGGTGGTTTTGATGGCTACGTATATCGACAAGAACAAGGTTCTACTTTCGATGGTTCAGCCATAAACGGGCGTTACAGAAGTCCCGATTTGACTATGCAAGACCCCGGCATACGAAAGCATATGCAACGAGTCATTGTAAACTTTAAGCCTGAGTCCACAATTGATGCAGATTTATTCGTTAGATACGATTATGAAGCTGCAGACGCAGTTAGACCAGCCGCTTATCCGCTAGACTCTACAAATATTGCGGGTATTTATGGCACATCTACTTATGGAACCCCTACCTACGGTGGACCATCACAGCCTTTGATTAGGCAAGCAGTAGAAGGTTCTGGATTTGCTGTGGCATTGAGGGTTAATGATGGCGGCGCAACAGCCGCATATTCCCTAAAAGGCTTTCAGTTAGAGTATCAGTTAGGAGCAAGACGCTAAATGGGTGCTACATACACAAGACAGTCATCCTATACTGATGGTGACGTAATTCAGGCAGCAGATACTAACAACGAATTTGACCAGTTGTTAGCCGCTTTCGCTGCCGGAACAGGGCACACGCACGATGGTACATCTGCTGAAGGTGGCCCCGTCACAAAACTGTTGGGCACCTCCCTAACTCTTGGAGATGGAACAGCAGGAACAGACATCACCGTAACTTTTGATGGCGAATCAAATGACGGTGTTATTAAGTGGATGGAAGACGAAGACTACTTTGAGTTTTCAGACGATATCCTTATTGCTTCCACAGAAAAAATACAATTCCGTGACACTGCCATCTACATTAATTCAAGCGCAGACGGACAGCTTGACCTTGTAGCCGATACAGAAATTCAAATTGCTGCAACCACCATCGACATGAATGGTAATGCAGATATATCTGGTAACTTGGGCATCGGCGGTAATCTTACCGTAACAGGTACGACCACGTTCAATGGCGGCACCATTACGATGGGTGATGCTGCTACAGACAATGTGGTATTCGGCGCGGATGTTGATTCTAGCATCATCCCTGACGACGACAATACGTACGATTTAGGTTCCTCCAGCCAAGAGTGGCGCGATATTTACATCGACGGCACGGCGTACTTGGATGCAATCAACTTTGACGGCACGGCAATCAGCGCCACTGCTGCAGAGTTAAACATCATGGATGGTGTGACAGCCAGCACTGCCGAACTTAATAAGCTAGACGGTGCGACAGTCACTACATCTGAAATAAACATTCTTGATGGTGATACAACTGCATCTTCCACTACTGTAGTGGACGCTGACCGCGTTGTTCTCAATGACGCTGGCACCATGAAGCAAGTCGCAGTTACTGACCTTGCTGCGTACTTTGATGATGAGATTACGGCTATGCCAAATCTTGTCACAACAGCCGCTACCACAGTTGGTGCGCTTAACTCTGGTTCTATTACTTCTGGGTTCGGTACTATTGACACCGGCTCATCTACAATTACCACAACGGGTCTTATAACCGGTGGTTCGTTGGACATTGACGATGTAGTCATCAACGGGTCAACAATTGGACATACTGATGATACAGACCTCATCACAGTAGCCAGTGGGATTGCCACGATTGCAGGCGAGCTATCAGTAACTACGCTGGACATTGGTGGCACAAATGTCACTTCCACGGCTGCTGAACTAAACATCCTCGACGGAGTGACATCTACTGCCGCAGAACTGAACATTCTTGATGGGGTAACATCAACTGCCGCAGAACTAAATATTCTTGATGGTGTTACTTCCACAGCAGCTGAACTGAACATTCTTGATGGTGTTACTGCGACAGCGACGGAACTTAATTATAGCGACACAGGTTCTTCTGTAGGCACTGTGGTTGCAAGTAAGGTTGTAACGGTTGACGCAAACAAAGACGTAGCCAGCTTCCGCAACATCACACTTACCGGAGAATTGGACGCTGGCTCACTTGATATTTCAGGTGATGCAGATATCGACGGTACACTGGAAGCTGATGCTATTACAGTTAATGGCACAGCACTAAATACAGTTATCGCAGGAGTAACAGTAGCTAACGCTACTTTGGCCGCTACGACAACCGTTGCTGATAGCACAGCTAACACAAACTTTCCTGTAGTATTTCACGATGAATCAAATGGACTACTTGACGACACCGGCGCTTTGCGCTATAATCCAAGTACTGGTGAATTATTAGTACCTAAACTTACTGTAGCTGGAACTACTACAACTGTAGATACAGTGACGATGAATGCAGAGAATGCAATCATCTTTGAGGGTGCTACTGCTGACGCACATGAAACTACACTTACTATTGTAGACCCAACAGCAGACCGTACAATTAATCTTCCCAACCAATCAGGTACAGTTCCTGTATTAGCAGCAGCAAGTAATACTGCTGTTACATCTACTCCAGAAGAACTTAATATTCTTGATGGCGCTACTGTAGTTGTAGGGGAAATTAATGCCCTTGATTTAGGTGCCACAGCAGTCGGTACTGCTATTGCATCTAAGGCAGTCATACTCGATTCTAATAAAGACTATACAGGCATCCGTAACTTTACAATTACTGGTGAGTTAGATGCGGGTTCTTTGGATATCAGTGGTGATGCCGATATTGATGGCACACTTGAAACAGATGCGCTGTCCATAAACGGCACAGCTGTCACTTCTACTGCTGCAGAATTAAATATTCTTGATGGTGTAACTGCTACAGCAGCTGAACTTAATTACAGTGATACTGGCGCATCCGTAGGCACTGTCGTTGCTAGCAAAGTAGTAACAGTAGATGCCAATAAGGACGTATCCAGCTTTAGAAATATTACTCTGACAGGCGAACTTAATGCGGGTTCCTTGGACGTTTCTGGTGACGCTGATATTGACGGAACATTAGAAGCAGATGCTATAACAGTTAACGGTGCTACCCTTAATTCAGTAATTGCTGATGAGGCTACAGCCCTTGCTATTGCGCTAGGCTAAAGGAGAAATAAATGGCCAATACATTCAAGGTAGTATCGCATGACGTTATGCCAGCCTCAAGCGGTACGCCAGAAGATTTATACACCACACCCGGTAGTACAACTACTATTATCTTGGGTATGGTGCTTTCAAACGTACACACCAGTCAAGTTACGGTGAGTGTAAAGCTGGTCAGTAATACAGCTAATCGTGGTGGAAACAACGATGTTGCCAACACCACAACATTCTTGTTGAAAGATGCCCCGCTTCCTGTTGGTGCATCTCTTGAAATCCTTGCCGGTAACAAAGTAGTGCTTGAAACTACAGATAAAATTCAGATTGACTGTTCCGTCACTGATAAGGCCAGCGTAACTATGAGCATCATGGAGATAACCTAATGCCGTATCTGGGTCAGCAAACAGCCGATAACTTCCAGAGTACGACTGCAGTACAGCGGTTCAATGGTGATGGCAGCGATACCACATTCACCCTGACCACTGCTGTAT